TGCAGTTGCTCTCGCAGTATTCCTTTCCGTAGTTCTCGATCCGCTTCGGATCCGTGTTCCGATACTTTACAAACTGCAGTTCATCCTTTTCATCATGGAACGGAAACACGATGACGCTTTCATCATTCTTCTTTGTTGTGATATTCAGGGCTTTTGTGATCCCGGCGGATATCCCTCTGCTTTCCAGATATTTGACAGCCGCTGTCCTTGTGATCGGCTTGCTATACTTCCGCATATCCCTGAACTTCTTCTTGTGTTGATAGTATTCATCAACATCATTCCCCAGAGAAAAACCGAAGTCTTTTGCCAGCGTGATCATGTTCCCCTTTGCGCCGCATCCGTCACGTAAGCACTTAAACTGTCCGGTCTTCAGGTTGATGGCAAAAGTGTTCTTGTCCTGCCCTCTGGCTTTTCTCCTTCCATGACAGTAAGGGCATTCCGAAAACTGAAGTTCATCACCGCGCTCATTTGTCCTGGCTCCGATGTGTCGCGCAAAGTCTTCCGCGTCTTCTCTTTTGAAATTGTAAATTCCCATCAGCTCCACCCGTTGCCATCATAGTCATAGTCTTCCGGCTCCCATCCTTCCTCTGTGTCTGCAGGGGGATTTAGGGGGTTTTCTTCTTTAGTGTCTTCTTCATTCTTCTTAGTGTATTGTTTGTTTCCGTCAGTGTTCCGTGACTGTTCCGCGAGTGTTCCGTGACTGTTCCGTTTGGTGTTTCGTAAATCCTGATAATCCCCGTAATTTACTATGCTCAGGGCGGTTCGTTTGGTGTTCCGCTCTTGCCGGAGCATCAATTCCTGCTCAAGAAGGTCAAGAAAACGGCTGACTTTGCCTATACTCCACCCCCATCTGTCGGCTAATTTCCGGAGACTGGTGATCGTCATGCCACGTTTTACAGGGACAATAGTGTTATCAATCTTAATCTTTTTGTCTTCGTGATTTACCATCATCAAAAGATCAATCCATGCCCTGCCTTTGTCATAAGGCTTTTCGTCCCATATCCAGTGATCACGGATGTCTCTATACAATTTGATATATCCCTTATCCGTACTCACCTCGCTCCAACCTCTCCTTCATGTCTCTGTACAATATTTCTTTGATCAGCATTCCAGATGTTCCGCTCTTACAGAAAACCGGAGTCAGATCGTACCTGACCATCCATGCAGTCAATGATGCCTTGAACGCTGCCGGATGGTACTTGCTTCTGTACCGGTGATTCTCAATTCCTTCCCAGTTCGCGTTTTCGACAAGAAGATAAACCTTTGCATTATTGGAAGCAGCTCTTTCAAATTCCCTCCTGAAGCGGTCTCGTCCACGAGTGAAACACATTGCAAGCTCATCCAGGTTCATTTTTCTTTCGATAACGCACCGGGCCTTCACTGTATCGGAACCATCATGCAAAGGTGTGCCGTCTGGAAGAATGATGTTTCCGCAGTAGTCACCGTACAGTAAGGTGTGCCGTTCTGACTCCACTCCAAAGGTCTTAAGTCTTTCAACTGCCTTTGGAGTCATCTGTTCTCTTGTATCAACTATGATCGTGAATGACCGGAGTGCTGTCTCGACTTCCAGCGGATCCATTATCAGAACGGCACTTCTTCGTCAATGCCGTCAGGGATATTCATAAAGCCGTCAGCATCCGCGCTGGGCACATTGTTCGGATTTGTGTTCAGAAGTTTATCCTTAGGAAGTTTCCCGGCCTTACCCTGTCTTACATCTTCCGCAACACATGTAAACTTGAGCCTTGTATGGTCGTATACATTCCCGTTGTATTCCGTCTGTTCAATATGGAACTTCCCGCCGAGGATCTTGCCCTTCAGCTTTCTGATGTCACCGTCAAACACAAAACCATTGTTGGAGTCTTCCAGATCGGCAAAGAACGTGTTCCAGCTGGTAAAAATGTATTCCTCCATCCCGTTCTCAGGAATGGTCAGGTAATAGATCGCATCGTTGGGCCATTTTGCATCATCGTTGCTTGCCTTCATCTGCTGGAAACGGTTGTTCCAGAAATCCTTGTATTCACCTTCTGCAATATCAAAAGCAAAGGTCAGGTGTTCACCGTTTCCGTTCTTGTTCTTCTCCTGCCGGACGCCGATGATCTTTACAATGTATGCGTCTTTTGGTAACTGTTCGAAGCTCTGTCTTCTTTTGGATTTGTCGTAGGTTGGTAATGACATTTATTTATTCTCCTTTTCTATTTGATATTTATAAAACTCAATAAGATGATCGTTAATCAAATTGGAAAACTCATGGATGGCTGCTGCTACAACCAGAACTGGATATGCTTCATCATCTATTGCTTCTCTAACTTCTTGGTAGGCCTGGTAGAAAGAGCTTGTGCCGATCCTGGGAGCGTTTCGAAATAACTCGTTTATTTCTTCGGTAATGCCCATACTTACATATCACCTGCCTTTATATTTGGTTTTTCTCCATGCTCAATATTCCTCCAATGCTTTAATCACAATCATGATGTCATTCTCGCATTCATCCACATCAAAAGCCCCAAGCGGAACCTTGCAGGTGCTTCCGTCTGCGGACAGGATAAACTTATATTTCCCATCCTGCCTGACTGCCCACACAACTGTGGTCATCTTGCTTTCAAGCACAAGCTTCTCCAGTTTCCTTCCGTTGGTCTTGATACGGGTCCGGATGATCCCGTTATCATCGGAAATGGTTTCCGAATGACAAAGAATGATCACTGTGATTCCTTCTCTAAGTGTCAAAGCCTTGTTGATTATCGCCCATCCGTTCTGAGCGAGATCAGACCAGGCGGATCTTTTATCGCCTGACTGCATAGCAAGGATTCGCATCTCTTCCGCAACCATCAATCCGTTCAATGTATCAATTACGACATACTTTATGTGCTTGAACTGATCCTCTTTGTTGATCCGTTCCAGAAAGCTGCTTACCGTAGAAAAACTATCAGAACAGATGTAATTTTTCTTTTCCGTGTTGTATTGCTTTCGCCAACCGCGCCAGTTCATGCCCTTTTTATCGCAGTCAAAATAAAAAGTTTCGTCCGCCGGAAGATTTCGCATTGCTGTTGTTTTGCCGGCTCCAGATTCTCCCATTACACCGATTACGTCAGCCAAATTTCGCACCCCTTTCTATTGTTTCTTCAAGAATCCTGATGCACTGCAAATAATTCAGCACCGACCGGCTCTCATTCTGTTCATAGATTGGATTGTCCGGGACGGCCTCAAGGATCGAGTCAACCCTGTCATGCAGTGCCTGCAGGCGCTCTTTGTTTGTCATGCGTACCTCCGGTAAACGTCTTTCATGCAGTCCTCGCACAGCTCCTGATCATCCACTTCGTAGTATGGATCCCCTTCGTACAAAGCAGATCCACACAGCGCACAATGCAGGCAGGCGCGATCTTCCAACTCATCCTCATACCGGAGCTGATCCCGGACCGGGTCATCCGTCCTATACATTCCGGAACACCTCCGTTTCTGCATACTTCTTTGCGTCTGCCAGAGAATACTTCTCAATGACTTCTTCCCCGTCCTTCAGCACAAAGTAACTGGTATGATCCCAGGTGCCAGACCTGTTTGCGTGTGAGATCTTCCGCTTCCGGCTTTCGACTGTGTAGCCGGTGCCGTCGAGTGTGTAGGTGATTGTGGTTCCTGCGGCAGAGATCTCTTTTCCTGTTTTAGTCCAACGCATTCAAGATTACCTCCCCGTCATTAAACAGTGTTCGGGCTTCTTCGAATGTCATCGTCAACCCTTTGGAACACTTCTCCCTGTTGTCCGACCATTTGCGGATGTCAACCTTTGGGTCTGAGCCGTTCCATTTGATCACATTGACCTCGACATGGTACAGGCTTCCTTCTGGTTTCTGCAGGGACACGATTTCTTTTACGATGTCAAATTTGATCTCGCTCATTCATGCCACCCGCTTTCCTCATCGGCCTTCTCTTCCACCGTCACAAACGGCAGGCCGCATTCACCGTCGGGCTTTTCACGAATAGCCTCTTCAATGATTGTCTTAATAACACTGGTATAGTCCTGATCATTCCGCAGAAGTGCGGCAAGAAATTCGACAGCGTACGTACATTTCTTTTCATAATTCACACGCTGATAGAATGGATTGTTTGACATATTGTTCTCCTTTCTGCTATACTGGAGATGAAAAGACGGACATGACTTTTCACCTCTGTATCTGCCCTGTTGGAACCCCCATTCCTCAGGGCATTTCCTTTACCTGTTTGTAAATGCGTTCCCGATTGCGGGCTTTCCGTTCCGCTTCGAAGTCAATGACTTTCTGATCTTCTTTTCTCTCAAAGAACTCATCCAGCATAACCAGAAGAGTCTCCACTGCGAACGTCACAAGGACAGCAATAAATACTCTGTGTACGATGTTCACGTCAATCCAGATCGTACTGGTTGCCGCAAGTATTCCGATTATCGCATCGGCAACATATCTCGTTTTTGCCTTCATGTTCTGTACTCCCCTCTTTGCTTCCGGATCTCTGCCGGATCATATGGCTCCAGTCTTCTCGCAAGATTCCGGTTTTTCAATTCTGTCTTGTGAGCTAAAAAATCTTCGTACATCAAACTGTTGATGAGCTGTTTGCCTTCGTCATCCAGGACCAGACTCTTCGGATTATACCGACCGGTCTCTTTCATGGCCTTGACGTCCCTCCGGATCGTCTGTTCAGTCCGTTCATACCATTCAGCCATATGCTTGACCGTCATGTATGTCCGTGACTTCATGATGATAATTATTTCTTCCATGTTGTCTCCTTTCTAGCTTCCTCCTATAATGTGATTACAAGCTGTTGCTGCAGCTGAGTAATCCGGAAAGGAGGGAGAATTTTTATGAATCAAGTAGCGCGTGATTTGATTCGGTTTACTGATGAATCAGGTTATCTGGATCGAGCTGGGTT